AATATTTCCTAATCGTGTTGCATCACTCTGTGCTCCCGGCCTAGGTTGTCCCGGTGGCACATTAGGCCCAGCCTGTGGCGTAGGTGCAGGAGGTGGCATTCCACTCATCATAGCTGGAGGAGCTACTCCCGGTGGTACTCCCGGTGGGCCACCGGGTGGTGGAGCACCCGGAGGCATCGGAGGCAATGCACCAGCGGATGGGGCTGGCGGTACTCCACCACCGAGATTATCTGACAACATCTTAGCCTTACTCAACATTACTGCCATCAATTCACCAAGGTAAAATTGAGCAAGATCATCTCGTCCCTGCTTCATAGCTGCCTGATATAAACTCCATAGCCCTGCTTCTGGCAAGGTTCTTTCTGCAATTTGTTCCTTAATTGCATCGTCTGTCTGGTCAGCATCCTGAACTCCGAGTATGTTGTCCCTGATCCAAAGATCAGGCATCAGTGGTGTTGGGCCTTCTCTAGCAATCTGTGCCATAGAGTATTTCGACATATCGTCTTGAGGTAGTCTGGCAACTATAGATATTTCTATAGAACCGCCCTCTTTGACTCTCTCAGGTGTAATTGTTTCTGAAAAATACATCCTGTTGTTATCACGACCCGACAACTCCATAGCGGTGAAAGCTCCACTGGAGTACTGGTCACATAAAAGATTACATATCTGCATATAGGCGTGTTCCAACGCCTCAATCCGTGGGCCTAATACAGATTCTACGCCCTGCCTTAGAGTATTTATCGCAAATCCAGATAGCTGGAATTGCAGCTCCCCATATACTGAGTGTGGTATTGAACCACGTTGCAACTCTCCTGATACCATCCCCATATAAACACCAGTTTCTCTGGCTACTTCTAATAATCCTAGGGGCTTTACCTCTTCTCCCTGTGCTAGGGATATCTCAGTTCCTTCTTTATAAGGGTCTTCTTCCAGTGTCTTCTGTCCATCTCTGGAAGTTATTACTATTCCTTGCTTGCGTGACCTTGCGGTAAGCTCAAGCATTGTAGACATCATAAAGTTATGCTTTTCGTATAACTCTCTTGTAGATTTAAATACTGATTCACCATAGTCCTCGACTGTATCTTCTATCGATGACCACTCCAGTGACTGTATTAATGGGTTAGCACCTACTGGGCCTAGGAATACCGGGACTCCAGTACCTCCATGTGCTGTTCTTTTCTTGATATATCTATGTGGTATAGCTACATAGTTATCTTCACGATCATAAAAGTCATAAACTTCTATTCCATCTTCATCCATCCTTTCAGTGCCAAGTTTGACATTGTACTGGGATTCTATTTCATGTCTGGTTTTTTTAACCTTGTAACATGCCCATGACATCCCATCACCATCTGTTCCCCAGTATGTGTGCATCGGATCCCATGGTGTAATGTCAATGAATGTATCACTGTCATCTCTTTTAACGAGTAATGCTCTACCTGCATACCAACCACGAAGAGTTGTATACCACGATAGTTGATCCTGTAAACATGGTTGAAGCCTTTTCATAAGGCGTTCATTGGCAGACTTTAATGCCCCAATAATAAATCTTTCTTTATCGTTGTTAACTTCTCTGGAGTTTCGTGGATTACCAGCAGGGGGTATACGAACAATCATGTCCGATCCTGCCAACCAAGATATTATCTTGTCTGCATATGTCTGTGGTTCGTTTGAAGTATATGATTGATACCCATCTCCAGCATCAAATGGTGACAATCTATACAGATTATGATCAGCATCCATGCGAGATCGGAGTGGTTCAGTAGCATCATAATGCGAATCTACTAAACTAATAATATCTTCTACTTTTCTTCTAGCCACCTACCACCTCTTAACCTTAATGAACGAGTTGTTGCGTAAATGACCGTACCCAAATCTATCTACAAGTCCATAAACTACAGCTTTAACGCCGTGATTGTATTTATCTTCAGGAGTCTCTCCCACTATATTACCATCTCGATCAGTTCTCCAGCGATAGGCTTGGGTTTGTCCTGTAAATGGATTTGGTTCTGCCCCAAACTCTGACAGAATCCCACGACAACTTGGGTTAAATATTATTTTTGGCATGTTAGAAATAGGATCGGGCTTTAAAAATGACTTCAGTCTTTCAGTTCCCTCGTTAATTCTAACTTTCTGAGCAGCAAGATATACCCCAGTTTCCTCTAACCATATTTCTGCTGGGGCAGACATAGCCTGATGCTGGTATCCAGCTATGTCGATTACCCCACCTTGGACATCTTTCCACCATGGTCGAGATTTTGCAATGTCGATCATTTCTGTTGTGATGAGGTTTTGTTCGTATATCTCGTCTATTACACATATCTGACCATTGATATCCTGTACTACTTCTACCGCATAACCACCAGCATAACCGGGGTCTATCCATAAATAAACAGGATCACCTGCTGACCACTTGGCTTCATCACTGATATGTATATCAGGCCTGAACTCTCCGAATACTAATCCCTGTGGTGGTGTAGGTATACCTTCAATACGCTCCATAAAGAAGTCGTCAGAGGCTACAGCTTGAAGCCTGAGTATCTCAGGGTCTTGCCTACCACCGGGATATAGGTACTGATTGGAATAACTAGGCAGAGAGAACGACTGTTCATCATCTCCACCATGTTGCCATTGTTGAAATAACTGTGGATACCACCCCAGTGAACCTTCAAATGTACCACCAAGGAACATCCACCCACGCTTTGGGGCACACCTACCTCGTAATCTATGGAAGGTTTCAAGGTCTAACTGGCTAGCCTCACACCCGATAATGCCATTAGGTGCTCTCATAGCCAGAGTTCTTGGGTCTTTAGCTGACTTGGTTTCTATTCTAGTGCCATCAGCCAGTACAATTCTGCCGGGGTCAACTCGTTTAGTTACTTCAGCCAGTACTCCCAGTGCTGCAAAGTCCTGTGTAAGGTACTCAAACTCAGCTCTAGTCCTTTCATAGTCAGCAGCTACCAGCCAATATAGTCCAGCTTCATCAGTTTCTAGGAATCGTGACACCAGATACTTGGAAGCCACCATAGATTTACCAGCTTGTTCACCACCAGCTACCAATATGAAACGCTTACGGCAGTTGAGTATTGGTTCCTGCTTCTCTGTTGGAGTAAAGTCCAACTTAGAGAAGATATAATCTGTTACATCTGGATTAATCTCTGTTGTCATCAGATTCCATCTGCCTTGACAGTATCTTTTCTACCTCATCCATAGCCCTTTTCTTAGAATCATCTTCTTCAATTACTCCTTTTTTATCATCACGTAACTCTTGCTGCATGTTTCGTAGCTTTTTAAGCTCTATCATTAACTCTTTTGCAGCATCATTAGCAGTAGAACTATCACGTTTAAAGTATTGAGGAGCAAAAGCATTAAGAAAAGCCATAAGAAGTACAGGGTTATCTTTTGGGCCTTGTAATTTTATTCTTTCTAAAGCTATATTTCGTATAGATTCTCCGAATATTTCATGTGCTACAGCTTGCTTCTCTTTAAAATTATAAAGATTATTTTCAAGCCAGTTGTAATAAGTAGATCGTGACATACCTACAGCTTTACAAGCATAAGTTATAGTTCCCAGTTCACCATAAGCAGTAAGGAAAGCGTCCTGTTTAGCTTTTGTTTCTTCTGGTTTCTTCATTTTTTATTCCTTTAATAAGGATAACCACGTTGATTTATTCCTCTGCCGACTCCAGTTAATCCATGAATTCCAAGCTGCAATGGAAGCTGATATGGGTAAGGGATTAATGGACTTGTTGGTACAGGGAACGAAGGATCGGCTTCTAACCTAGTATCCCATTTCCCAGTTTGAACAAAATCTGCCAATAGAGGATCGGTTTCTTTCAAGGTCGGTAAAGGCCTTGCTCTAGCATTCCTTATTTCTTGTAATTGATCTTCAAATGATTGCCTTCTTGTCACTAATTCACGACCTATATCAACAGGGTCACTTAAAGTACTGTGAGTAGGATATTCAATTCTTTGCCTCGAAGAAGGAGACAACCAACTAAAGGGTTCGTCTTGTGCTGTTAAGTACCCCTGAGTACCGGGCCAGATATTTTTGTCGTTGGTATATACACCAAACTCAGGATAAGAGAACGGCCCACCATAAACATCTATATTTGGTTTTTGTATTTCGGGCCAATTTGCACCACTAAGCATCATGTCATCTATTGACCTATCAACGTCTGCGTTCCTGCTTAAATAAACTATTTCTCCATTCTGGTTCAAAAAGGGAAGTAGTGGTTCTTCACTATACAAACCACCATATAACGCTTGATGGCCTTCTAGACCGCCAGTCTGTATCAATCTTTCAAGAGATGGAGTATCTGAATGTGCATACCCCTGAAGGATCGGGTAGTTATCTTGGTATGGTTTTACAGGAAACATTCGTTCCCCTGTTTCGGTTATCTCAAAATCTTTCATTACAGGAATTCGTTCTGCGGTTTGAGATTGTTTTAATTGTCCCACCATAGCCATTCGGTCTTCTATATCTTCTACACTTTCTTGTATCATTCGGTTGGATTTCAGCATCTCTTCAACTGCATTTGTGGCTTTTTCAACTCGTTCAGGAGATATAGTTATATCGTCAGCACGATTTATACTACTCCAAGGTAGGTTAGAAACTAGTTGTCTAAGTGGAGCTGTACCCGATTTACCTAATCCAAAGGTTGCCAAATCTACAGCGTCTAATCCTAAAGAGAAAGCTTTTCCATATGGCCCCATCTGGTTCCAATTAACAGCCGTACCTACACCGGGCACAAAGTCAATAAAGGGATTTGCCTGTAAGTCTCCCAATACTGAACCAGTGGAATGTCCATACGGAGCTGGGGATGCAAATGTTCCCCTTAGTACATTAACAGGGTCTTCAGGAGTTGGGGTTAACCAATTAGCAGCAGTAGTAGTACCAGAGAATCCTATAGGTAGGTTAGTTGAGCCTCCGGGTTGCACATGCATACCCGGACTTGATGTACCCATAGGGAGTGTTGTTGTCCCACTGGGATTATTTACGTCCCAATATACATCAGGGCTTCTTGTTCCTACAGGTAAATTAGTCCATCCACCGTATATATGTTCTGGTACATGTGGCATTAACTATCACTCTGAAGTACATCTTTAGCTAAAGCGATAATACCAGCGACACATCCAACTGTCACCTCTGTCATTCCTTTAAACATTCCAACAAAAGCTACAATGCCGAGCAATATAATACTCAGAAATATCTGGGGTCTTAATTTTCCTATAAACTTTTCCATTGGACTATCTTGCCTCCTAGAGAGTCCTCCAAATGCAGTAGGTCTTTTCTCATTCATTCCAACATCATACAGTATCTGACAGTAAGAGTGTTTCATTCCCTTATATACCCCCTAAAGGGGTATAAGGGTGAAACACAACTGTCTTACTTTCACTGAAACAGAAGAAATTTCAGTGAAACAGAGGGGTTGTTTCGGAGAAATTTCAAGATGTTTCAAAGAAACAGAACGTGATCAGAACGACCTTTTAGCAAAAAAATTCTGTCAAGGGTATAAGCACTCTTAGAGAGAGAAAGCTAAGCTATGCCCCCTTCGGCCTCAGTCCAGTCGAACCGCCAGCAGCTCCGCTGCTGACTTTTCCAGACCGATCTGACCGCAGACAGCTCTGCTGTCTGACCTGATCTCCTTTTTCAGGTGTCCAGAATGTTGATTATCCTACCTGTCGTGCCTAGGATTTGACATCGGCCGTCTTACTACGTAAGATAGGCAGCGGAGGCCAGCTCTACCCGAAGGGTAAATCCAAGAGCTGAAATGGGACTACGTCCCAACTAATCGGCGAGTCTATCGCCACAAACACAAGCTGCCCCGAAGGGGCAAGGAGAAGAAAATGGGAACACCAAAAACAGTCGAGAAGGTACAGCACAACTCAATCCCGAAGGGATTGAGAGGGACACTGTTCGTCAAGTGGGTCAAGGGTAGAGAGTTACTACGTAACTCTAAGAAATTCGCCACTATCGCTGACTGGGAACCAGCTAGTACCGTAGGTACTAGGGTTGTCTACGACAGTGAGTTCGAGGAGTACTGCGTTTATGTTTACATAAACGAAAAACGCTACTTCCCAGCCGACCACTTCGAGACTGACAAGAGCGAAGCTCTTGCAGCAGCCAAGAAAATCCGAAGCTGTGACTCCTTCGGAGTCAAGGCCAAGGCCAAAGCCAAGGCCAAATCGTCACCGAAGGTGACGAAGTCCACGATGTCAGCCGAGGAGATTGGCATCAAGCCGTCACCGAAGGTGACGAAGTCCAAGAAATCCAAGGCCAAGTCCACACCGAAGGTGTGGATTAGCAAGCTGGAAATTTTCAAGGACACTTACCCAGATTCCCCTTACAGGGGAAAGTGGACAACGGTAGTCACGATGTCCAACGGTGACAACGGCGAGACTAGCTACGCTAGTACCAAGCGAGAAGCCGTCGAGGCAGCTAGAAATACCGAAGGTATTTCACTGACTGGCCCTCAAGCAGCGAAGCTGGAAGCTCAAGTCGCCAAGACTGGAGAGATGAAGCCAGTCACCCTAGCGAAGCTAGGCTAAATTAAACAAGTCACCCCGAAGGGGTGAAGGAGAAGACGATGGAATACATACACATCGAAGATGTGACGACTGGCGAAATTGAATGTTCGAGGGTTTACCCTGTGCCGAGAATCAGCAGCGTAGCTGAGCTTGATGACTGGTACGACCAGATTCTTATCGAAGATAAGACTCTGGAAAAATGCGAAGTTTGCGGTGACACCAAGAATTGGTGTCCAGAACTGGGGAAAAAATAAGTACACCACTACGTGGTGAAGGAGAAAAACATGAACGGCAACCCATACAGTGCACCGAAGGTGCAGTACGACAAGGCTACTCAAAGCTGGACATCGGACATACCCACCGAAGGTGGGATCGATCCGAAGAAAGGCGAGTTGCTCAGCTTCGGCAATGGCAATTCAAAGCTGAAAGCTTTGAGAAAAGCAGCAGCAGCGGAGCTGAATGTGCCAGTGTCTAGGGTTAGGATACTAACCCTGACACTCCCAGCAGGTTGGAGCTGTCCCGGAGCTGACGAATGCTTAGCATTCGCCGATCCAGTGACTGGCAAAATCTGGGATAGTCCTGAACTAAAGTTCAGGTGTTTCGAGGCTAGTGCTGAGAGATACGAGAACGTCAGACAGCAAAACTGGCACAACTTTAACTTACTACGTAAGTTAACTGGAGAAAATGCAGCGTATGCTATCGCTGCACTGATCCTCGATAGCATCAAAGATGCTACGAAGAAGTTCAAGCCTGATGACGTAGTCATCATAAGAATTCATGTCGGCGGTGACTTCTACAGTACGAAGTACTTAGAAGGCTGGTCGATGGCCCTTCGGGCCACCACCCTGCCACAAAACCAGCCGATGCCTAGAGTTATAGGCTACGCCTATACCAAGTCACTGCAACACGTAGCAAAGCTACGTCAGGCATGGCAGCCACTGCCTGAGAACTTCGTTCTCACAGCCAGTGAAGGTGGGAAGTACGACCACCTGATCCAGTCCCTAAAGGGACTGAAGACTGCCAAGGTAGTGTTCAGCCTAGAGCAAGCACAGTCCGAAGGACTGGAGATAGACCATGACGATAGTCATGCAGTGTTCGGCAAAGAGTCCTTCGGACTCTTGATACATGGGACACAGCCGAAGGGCAGCCAGTCAGCCAAAGCCCTCTCTAGCCTAAAGGCTAGGGGGGTGGACTCTGGGTATTCAAATTAACACTAGCCGAAGGCTAGGAAGGAGGTTGCTTATGGTCAATATGACCCTCAACTAGGTCGAACATACAAGCCGTCCCGAAGGGACGAACAATGGAGAAATTAGTAATGGAATTACTACTTACCGTAGCCGATTATAGCGATGATGAAATCAGGCGTGTCGAAGACACAGTAACTAAGCTGGAAAGCTCGACACTGAAGTCTCTAGGCAACAAGTTTCGTATCGTAGATACGAATGGTACTGAGTGTGCAGTCGTAATAAAACACACCTTAATCAAGTTATCTAAAAACTTGGTAGATGTAGAGATACGAGTACTGTGGGGGTATACGGTCGAAGACCGTACAGAGTGGAAGAAATATTTAGATCGTATCCCTGACTACAAAACGAGGTTCGATAGCTTCGGCTCAGACAGGACACCGATCATACGACAGGGAACATTCATGAGGATGTATGTCAAAGGTGACGTAGTCACATTCGATGGAGTCACTACCAAACCAGCTAAGATTCTGGATCACACTGATACTCACATCACACTCAAGTACCAAGGCCAGAACTACTGGGCAGCTAGGGGGATACAGGGCTACGCCCCTGCTGAGATCAAAGTGTATGACACTACCCAAGCTGAGCACAGGATAACTGAGCAGGGGAATGTCAGCTACGCTGGGAATTTCCCAGTCAAAGCTAGCTGGGTGGTGAAAACTTCAGACCCAAGGCATGAGGATTGCAGAGCCTGTAAAAATCTACAGTCTTAGACTGTTTCACTACTCCTCCTCCTAAAGGAGGAGTAGTGAATACCAGCTGTAATTTAAAACAAAGGAGGTGCAGTAAAAATATTTCTTTGACATCACCCTAAAGGGTGTGGTTTAATTACCTTGCGTTGTGCATTTGCACAGCGATTACTAGTTACTTTGGAGAAGTAAAAATGAAAGC